AGCCACTACATCTTCCGGCGTAATTGCATGAACCAGCTTCTTCTCCAAGAACACATTCCAGATGGCAGCGATCCGCTCGTGGTTCATCTTAGCAGGACCATACTCCTTGGCCCTCGGACCGTTAATTAACTCTTCGGCCTTGTTGAGGAAGTCTTCTCTAGTTTTCATAATGCAAATCCATACTGTGTTTGAGGTTCAATAATATGCAACGATTTCTTGGCGCGAGTAAGCCCAACGTAGAACGTCCGAACCTCGGCGTCCTGATCCTCGCTATTCGCGCATGCTCGTGATGAATCTAAAAGAAGGGCGACGTTATCCGCCTCGCCACCTTTTGCTTTGTGGATCGTCGATATCTTGATCCTCGGCGTCCCCGTCAAAATAGACTCGCCCATACGCCGTACTGACGAAATGTATATTCTCTCGTTCTCCGACACTTTCAACACTTCGTGCCACGGTGTCTCCGCAGTCGCGGATAGGGAGCACTGGTCTTGAATATCGGTTAGCGTGTAGGTTAGTTCGGGATCTAAGTTTGCGAGGGCTCGTCTGCCAGACTTCGTAATGACGGAAGCCGTTAATAGGGGCGATAGTTTTTTCAATTCTTGTGCCGACAGATGCTGTTGCTTGCATAGCTTTAACCATACCTCGATTCCGGTGAGAACATTTGGGGAAATGGACCAACCGGAGCCTTCACGCCAAAACAGGAATCCTTGCTCTTTAAGTGTGGTTGCGATTCTGTTGGCAATGAAATTGGTGCGGGCTAGGATTAGCCACTCTCCGGTTGTTATGTCCACATCAAGGATATCACGATGCCACACTACGGAGCCAGTTTCATCTGTAGGTTTCCAAAACTTTTTTTGTCTAGTTGCTAGCTGTTTTACCAGAGAATCCGCCATATTATGCACTGATATAGGCAAACGATATGACTTATCCAATATGATTTTATTGTCCGATGCGTTCAGAAAATCCTTCACATCCACCCCCATCCAAGAGTAAATGCACTGGTCATCATCGCCCGCATAATAGATGCGCTTTGATCTAGGCTTTATAACCTCGTGAATCATGCGCCACTGCAAAGGAACCAGATCTTGTGCCTCATCCACAATCAGAACATCAAACTCGGGACAGTGACCCTGAGTGATAAAGTCCTCGATCATGTCCACAAACTCGACCTTGTTTGTTTCTTTCTTGTAATCCCTAAACACCTGATCCACTAGCTTTAGCTGCTGGAAATGAAGCCTCTGGTCTGCTGTTTTTGAGAACTGCTCCTCAAGAGTACAACCAGTAACTCTAGCCATCTGAATCATAGACAAGTACGCATCGCCGCTTCTTCCCGGGCTAAACAAAACACCGTCCTGCATTGACACTGAAGAGTTCGCGGTAAACTCAAGACCCAACAACTCACCTATACGCGAATAATCAGGTCCCCGAAGGACCCTGTCTTTACTTAATCCAAGACATTGATAAGCAAACGAATGAAGAGTGCGAAACCAAACCATCTGATCCGCATTCATGTTTAGCTTAACCGAAGCCCTAGTACGCGCTTCCTCTGCTGCTTTACGAGAGAAAGATACGAACGCAATATCATGCGGCTTGGTGCCACTGGTTAGCTCGTCCTGAACAATCTGAATAAGACGGGTTGTCTTACCTGTACCCGGGGGTCCGAAGATAGTTGTTTCCATTTTAATCTACCTTCTCAAAAAAGTGTGGCTCAGAAACATACCCCCGAAAATCCTCTTTATAGGGAAGCTGGTCGATACAGTTGTCACAAGTATCGCCAAGCTCTAATAGCTTTATCTTGCGATAATAAGTTTTCCAACGGTGACCACAGGTGTCACATAAAAAATAAGCTACATACATTAGAACGGCACCCCATCACCTTGAACCTCGATCCTCGGAACTTGGACCTCTCTGTTAAAGGCAGGCACCCACCACACACGCAACTGTTTGGTTTCATTTTTTGTGGTTTGAAAATATTTCTTACCGTTAGCCGCGTTGCCATTGTTTAGTTCCTTCAGACGTTCCTGAATCTGACCACGGCTGTAGTTATCAAATCTCTGGTTTCGTAAATACTTCATTAGGGATTCGATCTTGAAGTAGGTCAAGCCTTCTTCTGTGAAAGGCTTGCCAAGGCTTATCTCTTCAGCGGATTGCGCTTGCACCCGCCCATCACAGAACGCCTCGAGCAGATCCATGAACTGTCCTTTGTATGTCAGTTCTTCTGGAACCTCGATCTCACTCATATCTTCCATTAGTGCGCCGACAATGTTCTGCCAATCAGCCATCTTCATCATTGGTGGCATCTTGTGTATCTGTTCCATACACGCCTTCTGGAAACGCTGCGGTGTCTGAAGATCATCTGTGTCCAACTCAACGCGCTGTCCACCCACATCACAAAACCATACCGGAGGCTCAGACTTCACAACGCAAAGACCTGTCACATCAATATTGGAAACGTGGCTACCGATACCAAACTTCTTTGTTTTACAAAGTGACTTGTTGCAATAAGATTTGAGAGGCTCCTGATCACAGGGGAAGCCATACTCTTTCTTCTCATGCTGCTGCTGAATCGTCACAATCTCGGACGCTGGCAATGACGGGTTGGCAAACTTGTTGTTAATCTCTTCGAGCCTAGCCTTCCAGTTTTCTGGCTGCTCTTTCTTACAACCAACGGCTGCGGCAAACATAACTGTGTTGCGTGTACCTTCGGGTATCCCCTGTCCGAACATACAGTTCAGACAGGGGGCCCAATCCTTAAACTCGTCGACCTGCTCACCGAATGTTAAACCAACAAAAGCATCCGGATCCACACTCCTCCTGTCAACAAGCTCAAGAAATTCCTCTAGGGACGCTGGCTCTCCGTCTTCTTTAATCGCGTAGCGGAGAGTTTGTTCCTCATCAAAGTACGGCAGGTTAATAAAGTTACCCACATCGCCACGCTCGACAAGAATCTGTTCTTGCTTTGGGAAAATCTCACAGCCGCCATAACCAAGTACGGCAGAAATCTCTGAAGCTTTATCACGGAACTCTCCTGCACTGATCCACTTTGTAAAGAAAAAGAATATGTGTGCGCCGCCAGACTTCGAGCGGCAGGTAACACAAGGCACCTCCATCTTACGCAGCTTTTTATCAAGCGCCTCAAGATCTAGTGGGTACTTATCAATGTCGAGGGCGCCAAACTTACACTGGTTGTCCTCGTTAATTGGTATAGAGCCTACGCCATTCTTGCCCTCAAGATGATGCTTGATAAGGTCTAAGGTTAGCGGCTGCCTAACGATTCTCGACTTAGCTTTTTGCTTACCGGCTCGTCGTTCATCTGATATCTGTGTCTGTCCATGCGCTGCACTAAATCCGGTAAATGCAGCCATGAACTTTTCTGCTTGGTTCATAACTGTGCCCCTTATTGGTTTAAGGCAGGGGGTGGTTGTTGGGGTATGAGCCCCCCGAACAACCTTTCTGCTGCCCCCATTCAGCAGCTAGGGTGGAGTCGTATGCACCCCCACCCTAATTTTTAGACTAGAACGGGATATCGTCCTTTGGTTCAGAAGAAGCAGTGTTCATTTCTTCTGCTGTTCCACCAGAGGTCTTGATCTCACCTTTCTGGAATTTCTCATACTGTTTCTTTGCATGAAGCACAGCCGACTCAGGAACTTCTGAGATATCGACCGAAGACACAGCGTAGTTGTACCACGAACCTTTGTCGTTGCTCTCTTGAACAGACTTCAAGCGCCAAGCGGTCATCCAGATTGGTGGATTGAACAAGCCCTTGGTTGGGTGCATGATCTGCATCCCGGCGCGGCGCGTGTTCCACTGCTTTGCGATCTTCATCTGAGTCTTCTTCATGTCACAGATCAGTTCAGATGTGCGACCATCCTTATCAACTGTCAGCAACAAGAACTGAGCGGAGCGAACCAACTCATTACCTGATGGAAGAATCTCGTTAGAGCCAACCCGCTCTGTGCGACGAAGGTCTGGGCTCATCGGATCGATCTCACCCATGTAACCGCCACCGCTCTCACGCAGTTGGAATTCAAGATACTTCATTTGGTAGGCGCACGGGATAACCACAACCCCTTCATCTGCTTCCCAGAATTCTCCGGTTACAGTGTTGAAGATATCTCCTGCTGAAATGCCTTTGATGAACTTTGCATCGTTCTTCATTAGCTGTGGTGACAGTGGCTGCACAATCCGCATAAACGGAATCTGCATATCCTCCGCACCAATATTCTCAAGACCTTGACCAGCATTCTCGAATGCTTCGTCCATAAAACTGACCACCGAGGTGGACTTCTTCTCAACTACTGCTGTATCAGCCATCGTTCTAGTTCCTCTTTATCGTTGCTTCGGTTCCGACAAAGACACCAAAGGTATCAAAGTCGATCTCTTTACCAGATTCAATACGTCCCTTTACCCAAGCCTTCAAGGTCTGGGGGTGAACGTGGGTTTTCTGCGCTGGGTCTAGCCCCTGATTACGCAGGTCATCAACAACAGCGCCAGCAAGATTATCCTGACCGCTGCTGAAAGATACTGTTACATCATTCTTGATAATGTCACCCTCGCCAACCGAGCGGATCCAAGCGAACGCTTCATCGCGCTTGTCTTCCGTGATACGAGCGTGAACAAATTGACGAAGGGCTACCTTATTACCATCAACGGTAATGCTGTCCATTCCCATCTCTTGCATAAGAGCCGGGATGTCCTCTTCGTTAACTTTTCTTTTCTTGTACTTGAGGTCTTTTAGATACTGCTCTGCATCAGCAATCTTGCTGTCCAGATCCAGAGATTCTCTAATGAGGTTTGATAGGCGAGACGCCCCCTCAGTGCTTACAGTGTCGAACTTGTTGGCTTCGACTGCCTCATCCATTAGCGAGAAAATATCGCTCATCCTACTTCTCCTTGGTTACACATTAAAGTTTTACCCCTTCGGGTTTAGAGACCCGTACCTACACTAGCAGGTACGGGGTAGTCAATAGGCTTTATGCTACGGCGTGTCTTTTTCTAGACTCTGAATGCTCCGCATCGATCGCTGCCATACGAACCAGATGCGCTACTTGTTTACTTAAACTGCGGTCATTCTTTTCTGCCATGTTCCGCAACTCTTCATAAACTGTGACAGAAACTGCCACTGATTTCCACTTTGTGGTATCCACCTATTTACCTCCATATATTCTGTGTGCTACGTTAACTTATCTTATATTCACTTAGGGGGTCAAGTACCAAATGAGACGATCTAAAAAAATAAGTGACGGCCCAGATAATAATATTGCGTCTGGCAAAAGATCGGAGCTTCTCGCTGCTGAGTACCTGATCGGTCAAGGTTGTTATGTTTACACACCCTTTATCGAGCAGGGGCCAGTTGATATTATAGCCCTCGATAAAAACGGAGTCTTTCATTACTTCGATGTTAAGACTCTGTCCCGCCGCAGTGACGATAGTATTATATCTCGTACCCTTACTGACCTCCAACGAAAGCTTGGTGTTCAACTCCTTTATGTTTGCCTCGAAACTCATGACGTTCACAAGTACCCTCACCATTTTAACCGTCACACTGCACCAAAAAATTCTGCACAAAACGCGGCTAACCGCCGATTCAACGGGGAGAAACCTGCAACCATTTCCGAGCTTCTTCACCCAGAGTCTTCGCAGACAGATCAATCTTTGCCCGAAGCGTCCTGACAATATGCTCGTCAATAGAGTTTCGGGTAACCAAATCAACGTAGGTTACTGATTTCTTCTGACCGATTCGATGACATCGATCCTCGGACTGTATTCTTGTCTCAAGATTAAAGTCGTTGGCGTAGTAAATCACGTTAGTCGCAGCCGTCAGAGTCAAGCCATAACCTGCGGTCTGTGGGTTGGCAACAAAGAACCTCGCATCTCCAAACTGGAATGACGCTATAGCGTTTTGACGTTGTTCATCTGTTGTGTCCCCGAAGTACGACACGACAGAGTCAGCCCCATAAGTTTTAGCTAAAGTAGCTACAATAGCTTTTATGTCGTACCGGAATCTAGACCAGATGATAACCTTACCATCCATCTCCTCAACCGTCGCTAGTAGGGCAGACAGGCGGTTCGTAGGTATCTCAACTAGCTCACCATCGTCTGACATCAAGTGGCCGCACAGCACCTGCTGAAGGCGCAGCAACTGGGTCATCACGGCTGGAGCCGATACCAGTTCTCCGTCCTCAAGCACTGCGATAGCCGCTTCCTTTAGTGACATATAGTGCCGATGTTGGTCGTCAGTTAAAGATACTTCTCTAGTAGTGTATATTTTGTCCGGAAGATCGAGTGCTTCTTCCTTCGTAACACGATACGAAAAAGTCTCAAGACGGCTCGAAAGCTCGTCAAGATTTCTATATCCCACGATTTGCTGAAAGCTGTGGCTGCCCATCCGTTGAGTTCTTGTGATGGCATACCGCCCTTGAAAAGAAAAATATGAGTCGAATCCAAGCAGTCGCTTGTCCATAAATTCACATTGCGAGTAAAGATCCATTGGCGACTTAGTGACTGGCGACCCTGTGAGTATCCGGCGAAACGATGCCGACTTACCAAGCGCCACCAGAGCCTTAGTCCTCTTGGCTTTTGGGTTCTTAATAGTTGTTGACTCATCAATCGCAAGTAGGAACGGCGTTCCGCGAACGAATAGATCCACAAATTTCTTGACCTTCTGAGTTGCGAATCCTTCCACGTTGACCAGTAGGATGCGGAGCTTACCACGCTCCTCGATGCCAGCTTTGAGGCGTTGAGCTTCGGCTTTGTTTGGATTCGGATTCCAAACATAAACCTCGTGTTCAATGTCCTCTGGTAAATGAGCAGGTATTTCTGATATCTGCCAGTTTCTATAGACACCCTTCGGAGCGATGATGATTGCCGTATCAAGCCCCTTGTTAACGTGAAGCCACGCCAAGTTGTCGATAAGTACCTTTGATTTCCCGCACCCCATCTCCATGAAGTAGCCGTAATTGGTCTTATCATACGACCTTTGAAGAGCAACGAGTTGATGCTCATACGGTTTGGTTTTAAAGTCGAATTGCATATGCCCCTCACAATACACCTATTCTTCGTCTGGGTAGTCTAGCCCCTCAGACATAAGCGCGTGTTTTGCTGTTTCAAGATAGTATAAAATATCTGATACATCTTCCTGAGATGTGATCATCTTGATGCTGCCGTCTTGAGCAGTGCCAAGAATTACGACATCCTCCAGTGTTTTGCCCGCTATTTCACAGAGCAGAGGGACAGCGTCCATCTTAATCTCTATTCTCTTGGGCAGATAAACCACGTTATCGTTATCTTCGGTTGTCATCAGGAAGTTCCTTTATCAGACGTTGAGCAGTGGATCGCATATTGACATACGCTTCTAATCTTTTGCGTGTCTTTTCTGCTTCTTTGTACAAGCCAGCAGTCTGCAACTCCACAAGCTCCTCGTCAAGGATTCTTATTATCCTGTTCAACCCCTGAGTATTCTGTTCCATGCCAACCTCAAATTTGGTAAATCTTCCTCAAGCACTACATCCGGGGTAGCCGGATCTTTCCGCATATCTACAATAAATTTGTGGATTGCAGCTTCGACATAGTGGACAGCGACAGACCACTCCATCTGGCCTTCCTTATCTGCTATGTCCTCTTCTGTAGGCATCAACTTAGTCTCGTTCATGTCTGGCTCCCACTCAGATGGCATTGTATTATCTGTTATATTATCAGACTGCGGCTTACTGTCAATGATCTGTAGCCCACAGGAGCTACAGATCTTCTTAATTTTTGGCACAAGCTGCGTTTCAACAGATGCCCCGCACTTAGGGCATCGTCCTGCGCCCAGCTTTTTCTGCCAAGACCCATCACCTTTTATGATCATACTCAATGTTTTGTCCCCCCATTTTCTT